ACCGATGTAATCACCATTACTCCAAAGTTAGTAGTAGATGGTGATAAGAAACAATCTGTACTTTTCATTTCGCAAGGTGGTAAAGGTCTTAAACATTATTGGACCAAAGCCGATCCAAAAGAATTACCAGATTTAAAAAAAATTAAAGTAAAAGGTAAGGAAACCTGGGATTCAACGGATAGGTTAGAATATTTGGAAGATTATGTGAAATTATCTATCTTACCTAAGATTAAACCTACCCTCTCAGATGTAACCGAGGGAGAAGATACACCGTTTTAGTGTTTGGGTTGTATTCGGGGGTTGCGAAGGTTCGCATTTGGAGATAGATTCTCACCCCATTTATTTAAATTCATATATTGAGCAAATAATTTGACTATTTCTCAATAAGATTGAGAAAATGTGTTTTTCATTAGTGTAGCATACGACCTAATGTTTCTACGTTGGGTCTTTTTTATCAAACTTTATAAACTTTTAACTATGAACAATTATACTATCGACTTAAACAAAAATCGCATCGAGTTTTTAGACTCACGTTTTTATGCTACTCCATCAGGTGGCTACGTTCCTTCAGTCACCACAATCTTAGAATGCTTCCCAAAAGGTGCAGAGTTTTACAAATGGCTTAAAGAAATGGGAGGCGATGCCGACACCATTCGTGATGAGGCTGGTCGTAGAGGCTCTAACGTACACGCATTGACCGAAAGGTATGATGAAGGGGAGGAAGTGTCTTATTTAGACCATAATGGCTTCCCAGCTTACAAAAATTTAGAATGGTCAATGTTTGAGAGGTATGTAGATTTCTGCACTACCCACAAGCCACAAATTGAGATGATGGAGGCGCACTTTATTAGTGAGAAGTTAGGATTTGCCGGAACTCTTGATCGTGTTATTACATTAAACGGCAAACGCATATTGCTTGACATCAAGACATCTAACTCCGTTCAAGATAGCTACTGGTTGCAGTTGTCAGCTTATTACGAGTTGCTTAGTGAGATTGCAACCGATGTGAAAAGTATAGATGAGGTAGGTATCTTGTGGCTTAATGCCAAGACCCGTACAACTGGCAAAGGTGGAGCAATACAAGGTATAGGTTGGCAGCTAATCACCAAGCCTATTAGTGAGGTGTTAAGCTATTGGACACTATTTCAAGCAACCCACCAGCTATGGCTTTATATGAACGAGACAACCAAACCAAGACAATTATCTTACACACTTAAACATAAGAAATAATGGACTTCATCACAATCGACAATAAAGACACAGTAGTGTATCGCATAGCATCACTATTACGCTCACGCTCCGAGACTGGTATTCGTAAGTATGGCACAACAATGGACAGAACTGACTTAGAGGTTAAGCAATGGATTGACCACGCTATTGAGGAATGTTTGGATCAGGCGCTTTATCTTCAACGTATAAAAGATGCTTTATGAATAAATTAATAGCCTGGACAATTATTGTCATCCTATGCTTAGTAGTTTGGTTCTTCTTTTTTTATGGCATCATTAAATTCTTCCAAGAATGCAGTTGCGAGACTATCAAGTAGAGTTGTCCGATAAGGCAACTGCGATACTCAAGCAATACGGACTGGTGTATCTTGCTATGGAAGTAAGGACTGGCAAGACATTAACGGCATTTGCAACCGCACATAAGTTTGGTGCTAAGAAGATATTGTTTGTGACCAAGAAAAAAGCGATTGATGACATCATTGCACAAGCCAAGAAGTTAGGGTTAGATTTGGAGATTTATGTCACAAATTATGAGCAGTTGCATAATGTCAATGAGGAGTTTGATCTTATTATTATAGATGAAGCACATAGCATTGCAGCATTCCCCACACCATCACTTAGAGCAAAAGAATTAAAACGTATATGCAATGGCAAACCAATCATCTTCCTATCGGGGACGCCCACTCCCGAGAGCTTCTCTCAGATCTTCCATCAGACCTGGGTATCGTCTTTTAGTCCTTTTAAAGATTACAAAAATTTTTATGGGTGGGCAAAAGATTACGTTGACATACGCAAAAAATATTTGTATGGTAAAACGATTAATGATTACTCAATGGCAAAAAGAGAACTTATTGAAGAAAAGACGAACCACCTATTCCTTTCCTATACCCAAGAGGAAGCTGGGTTCACGGAACTTGTGAAGGAAAATGTTTTATACGTTAAAATGGAGGATAACACTTACAAATTTGCAGAGCGGCTTCGAATTGATAAAGTTATTACCAATAAGGAAGGAAAGAGTGTTTTAGGAGATACTGCGGTAAAGCTAATGAACAAGCTGCACCAGATTTATAGTGGGACGGTGATAGTAGATGCACCTGAGAGATATGGCAAAGTAATTGACTATACCAAGGCAGAGTTCATCAAGCAATATTTCGCTGGGAAGAAAATCGCCATTTTTTACAAATTCGCAGCCGAGCAAATGGCAATCAAATGGGTGATGGGTAAATGCTATGAAGATCCTACCGAGTTCAATAATGCAAATGATGGATGTTTTATATCGCAGATAGTGAGTGGTAGGGAGGGAGTGAACTTGAGTACGGCTGATGCGCTTGTGTTTTATAATATTGACTTTAGTGCAACATCTTACTGGCAAAGTAGAGCAAGAATTCAAACGAAGGATAGGGTTAAGGAAGCGCAAATCTATTGGATATTTAGCGAAGGAGGGATAGAAGATAAAATTTACAAAGCCGTAATGGATAAAAAAGACTATACTTTAGACTATTTTCGTAAAGATTTTAAACTTTAAACTATGCAACAACAACACTTGACTAAGAAACTCGACTGCACAATTAGCTACCTACCAAAGTATTTAGGATTATCTGATGACTCTTATGAAATTAGAACCGAAGTAGAAGATTTGAGATGCTTTTGGTATAGCGACTATCAACACAACCACCAACAAGCGTATTTTGAGGTTGGTCATTTACAAACATCATTCTTTGTTAATTTTCAAATACCTTTGGAAGAACTTACTCAAGACGAGATAGCAATGCTAAGTGTAAGATGGGTGTGTTACACGGATAATGATACGATTTATGGTAGTGTGCCATTTACAACTGACAATAATACAATCCCTCAAGTTGATTTTGATGTGGAGGTGAAAGGTGGTCTTATCCAACCAATAGAATTAATATTTTTCGTTGACCAGGGATGGTTGCAAATCAAATAGTATGAGGCACGGATCATTATTTAGTGGTATAGGTGGCTTTGACCTGGCTGCCGAATGGATGGGTTGGGAAAACGTGTTTCATTGCGAATGGAATAAATTTGGACAACAAGTATTAAAATATTACTGGCCTAAAGCAATAAGTTATGAGGACATCACTAAAACAGATTTCACTGTTCACCGAGGAAGCATTGACATCCTTACCGGTGGATTCCCTTGCCAACCCTACTCATCAGCTGGAAAGCGACTCGGCAAAGAAGATAAGAGACACCTCTGGCCGGAAATGCTTAGAGCAATTAGAGAAATTCAACCAAGTTGGGTCGTGGGCGAAAACGTACGCGGACTTACTAATTGGAATGGAGGGATGGTATTCGATGAGGTGCAAGTTGAGTTGGAAGCTGAAGGCTACGAAGTCATCCCGTTTTTACTTCCAGCTTGTGCCGTCAACGCTCCCCATAGGAGAGACCGAATATGGTTTGTTGCCCACTCCAATGGCTCAAAGCAGACAAACAACGGAGCAGGAAACATTAAAAAGGAAAGAGAAATACGGAGGAATGAAAAGAGCGATGTATTTGGAGAATTATCTTGTGATGGGACTATTGCCAACACCAACAGTATCAGACATAAACGGAGGATTTGCAGAGAATTCAAAATCTTTTCAAATGAGGAAAAATCATCCGAGAGGTGTAAAATTGTGCGAGAAAATTCAAAGAATTATAGATGGCAAAAGTTTCCATCTGTCTCCCCAATTTGTATTGGAGATGATGGGCTTTCCAACCGATTGGACTCTATTACCTTTCCTAAATGGAGACAAGAGTCAATCAAAGCTGGAGGCAACGCAATAGTTCCACAAGTAGTTCATCAAATATTTAAAGCAATAGAAGAATATGAAAGAATCACAACTCCAAACACAAATTAAAAACCGCCTCACCAAGCACGGATGGTTGGTGGTGAAGATTATCAGCTCGTCTATGAATGGAATCCCCGACCTAATGTGCATTCGCAAAGGGGTAGTTATGTTCCTAGAAGTTAAGACCGATGTCGGTGTCGTAGCACCACTACAAGAGTATGTAATGAAGGTGCTTAATAGCCATCAAGTACATAGCAGAGTAGTAAGGTCGGTAGAAGATATTGATGTTTATTGTCATAAAACATATTAATAAATGCACACTAAATACTTAGACTTTGGAGTTAATGTTATTGCGGTTAATGATAAGAAACAAGCCATCTTCCCTTGGAAGGAATACCAAAATCGAGCGATAACAAAAGA